CTCCTCAATATCTTTTGATGAATGCTCATTATTTTAATAACGTTCCTCATGGAGAATTTAAAGTTTTTCTAGGAGAGGACGTCATTTCTTCGTTTTGTGTGGACAAATCTTGTTACAAAAACATTTATCATGAAGATAAGATAACTGATACTGTGCTATTACACGTTCCTTTTCATCTTCCTGCTTCAGAGATCTTTTCATACTGGGCTACTGATTTGGGTCAAATAAGTCAGTGTGAGGGATATATTGTTAATGGGAATGTGGTTGATTCCAGTCAAATTTCAATTCGAAGGGGAGTTGCAGCTAACAAAGATCTTCAACATGTTTGGGAGCGTAAACAACAATCTAATCCTGGAGATTGTGGTACTCTTTCAGTTTTACAATTAACTTCTACCGTTTGTATTATTGGAATTGTTTCTTATAATAGGAAAGATTTGTTCATGAATTATCAAGGAGGAAACATTTTGTATAAACAAGACATTGAGAAGGCAATGTCTGAATTTGGAATACCTACTGTTATTAATTTGACGGCTGGTTATAGAGATGTTGGTGATTTGTCCATTAATTCATCTTACAGAAATATTTCCAATCCTTATTTACTACCTATTGGTACAATGCCTGGAGGCAATTCGAAGTTTAAATCTGTGATAGCTCCATCTCCTTTTAATGAGAGGATCGTTGTTGAGAAATTGTCTAAACCTTTTGGCATTCCAAAGCAGCCTCGTTTCGTTGATTCCAATGGTGTGTTTCGAGATTCATTTGTTTACACGTTTGAAAATCTTCCGCAAAATGAAATCTATTCTCCGCAAGCTTTGGGCAAGGCCTGTGATGCTTTTTCAGATAATTTCTGTAATAAGGTTCAGATAGAATACCCCGAATTAGAAATTAGTCCTATGACTCTTGAAAAAAGCTTTTTTGGTGATCCTGAACAAGACATCGATAGAGCCAATTTCAATTCTAGTATGGGATCTATTTACTTTGATAACCTTAGAACTAGGAAGGACTTGTTTAAAGAAGATGAAAATGGTGTATTCACCTTCAATCAACGTTTTAGAGACGATTTTCAACGATTTCATGACAAGGTTTTAGAGGGCGACCTTAGGATGATGCACATAAAATGCAATTTCAAGGATGAATTAAGACCTGTTGCTAAATTGGAAGTAGGTTCAATAAGAGTTTTTTATACTGTAGATATATGGTGGAATACTCTTTGTCGAATGTATGTTGGTCCAATTAGAAATCTCCTACTAGATTGTCCGTGGATTTCAGGCATGTTTGGAAAAATGGATTCTAGCAGTTATGAATGGGATAAATTTGCGAAATTTTTGAATTATAATGATCAAGAAAATTGGAGTCTAATTGACATGGACTTTAAAAATTTTGATGTAACTCATCGCATTATCATTATCTATGTTTCAATGGTTTTTTATAAAATTGCTAGACGTTTTTATAAGTGTGATAAAGCAGCTGGTATTGTATATCGATGCGTTTTTGTTCTTAGTTGTAAAACTATGGAGCATCAGCGAGATTTAGCTTATATTTCTGCTATATTGCCTTCTGGCTATGACATAACTTTGGCCTTTAATGGCGTAGCCAATGTTCTTTTAATGATTTATGCTTTTATCATTATTTTCCCTGAAAAAGATATAAAGCAATTCTTTGACTTAGTGAAACCTGCAACTCAAGGAGACGATAATTTGTCATCAGTCCATAATTCCGTTATTTCGGAGTATAATATGGAGACGATTGCTCCTATTTATCGAGCCGCAGCTTATTTAGTTACTAATTCCACTAAATCTTCTGAGATCAGCAAAACGATTTCTTGGGAAGATGCAAGATTTCTCAAAAGAGCTTTTCGATATGACGAGGAAACTTGTCATGTCGTTGCTCCTATTGAGACGGATTCGATATGGAAATCTCTAGCTTTCACAAAAATTAAAGGAACTCCAGGTGTCTCATCGAGAGATGTTTTATCTCAATGCGTGGACGTTGCGCAGCGAGAATTTTACTTCTATGGAAGAGAAGTATTTGAAGTCGAGACAACGTATTTACGAACTCTTTGCGAAGAAATAGAGCTTGAAGTTCATTGGCTTACGTACGATGAAATTAAAGCAAAATTTTTAGCGAAGGAGTTGCAAATGAACTGGATTTAATCCAGTGTTTGGGCTTGGTATCCCTGAAGTTACTAATATGCGGTTATGAATAAAGGAGATTTTGTGTCAACAGATCCATGAAATCTTATCCACCCTGCCGCATATAAAGATCTAAGAATTCTAATTTGTGAGGTCAACATTTTAGAATAATTACTTTGACCTGCCGATTTTAATCAAAATAGCTCTGCTATACCGACCGTTGATGTTTCTTCTACTATCATCGCGGCTGCACAACATCAAGTAGACACAACTCATAGCGAAGGTTTCAAAGCTTCTTATTCAGTGCCACAATATGAAGATTTTGTTCAACATCCTTTACTTTTATCACATTACCATTGGACTCCAACTTCGACAGCCTCTGTGTTATACACAGATATTTTTGCAACATATTTATCTACTGCTTCTTCAAATCCCCTTGGATATAAACTAAATAACTTTAGATTTATTTCAGGCGATTTAAAAATCACAGTAGTTGTCCAAGGTATGCCATTTGCTCAAGGGTTATTGCTATTAGCTTTTGATCCAACTCCTATTCCATCTGGTAGAACTCCTTTAGCTCCTGTAGCTACTAACAGTCAACCGCCTCCTCAGAAGGTTCGTGGACGTTATTTACCACATATTTTAGTTGATCCATCCAAATCTCAAACTTATGAGCTAATTCTGAAGTGCCCCACTGTTTGGGGCGTGTGGGATCGAGCACAAACTTTGGGTTCTTATTCTTTGAGTATTATTCCTTATAATGCTTTAGGATCTGGAACTTCCACTGCTCCCGCCATAGGTTTGTGTATTTACTGTAGTTTGGTGGATCCTATTATGACTGGTATTACTTATACATCAGGATCGCTAGCATCAAAGGAGCAAGATCCAAAACTTAGTTCGAGAATTAGAGATGCTGGAAAGTTTGTTTCAAAAATTGCTGAACCTTTTAAATCTATTCCATATATTGGAACTGGAGCAACTTTGTTTTCTGATATCACAGAAACTGCTTCCAGTTTTTTATCTTGGTTTGGTTATTCCAGACCTATGGACATGGAGGTTCAATCAACTTACTTATCAACAACTGTTCCGGCGTTAACTAATATTGACGCTAAATTTGAGGCTAGAAATCTAGCTATGAGACAAATAAATTCCGTAGGAATTACCGATGATATAAGCAATATTTCATCAATGGAAGACCAAATGATAGACAATTTGTTAATGAAAGAAGGTCTCATTTATCAGTATCAAATTGCCACAACTGCCACTAGCCAAAGTTTGTTATTCACTATTCCTGTAACCCCACTTATTATCTTCCCTTCAGACTCACCTGCTATTACTGACCAATTTGAGCCAACGACGTTAGCTTACATAACAAGTATGTTTAAGTACTGGAGAGGTGATATCAAGTATAGATTTGAAGTAGTTGCTAGTGTTTTTACTAGATGCACGATAATGATAGCTTATTGTCCTTTACCACCATCTTCTACTGTATCTTTTGGTGTAGCCTTACAAACTTTACGAACGTGGCAAATTCAAGTTAGTGGAAATTCAGAAATGGAGATCGTGATTCCTTGGAGTCAACCACAAGCCAATGCTTTTTCAGGTCCATGTGCTTCTGCTGCTGCGTTTTTACCTGCTTTGTCAACAAACAATCCACAAAACGGTGTTTTGCTTGTTTATTTAGTAAACGCTGTCACTACTAATGGGAGCACTGATGGTCCATTTATCAATTTGTTTGCATCTTCTTCTAATCTTGAATTAGGTTTTCCATCACTTTCTAAAGTACCAGTAATACAATATACTTCAGGAACTATCGCTCCTGTTACAACTTCTAAATATGCCAATACTGTAGATGAGCATTTTTATAAGAGGTTCTTTGGGGAATCTAAACCGAATACTGTTAAAGAGTTAGCTTCTAGAATTAGTCCTTGGGCGAATATTGTCGATGCACTTGGTGGAGCAAATAAAACGTGTATGGCATATTTTTTACCTATCTTTCAGAGAGATTCAAATACTAATGTAACTATGGAGGTTGATTGGTTTTTAGCCATCGCTTCCATGTATCTTGGTTATAGAGGTTCCATGAACTTTACATTAATACCAGATTCTAATCCTTATGCATTTACTACAGTTGGTGATGGTCCTTCTTGGGGCATAGCTACTGTTGCTGTTGCTATAAATGCTAACAATGAGGAAAGCAGTAACGATATTTTCTCCAATATAACTGGGGAGAATTATACTTTGGCGTATTCAAATATTCAATCTAATATTCCATTTGTTTATCCATATTATAATAATCAGTTATTCACAATCAATGCCCAGCAAAACATTGGTTTGCGAGATGCTATTGGTATTGCTATCCAAAGAACTTTCGCATCTACAGATTACACTTTATCACCCATGGTATTGCGTGGTGCAGGTGATGATTCACAATTTTGCTTTTTCATAGGTATTCCTATGAGTCTTTAGGCAGAGAGGACGCTCTGCCCTTCCGTAAGGAAGAAATATATCAAGAAATTTGAC